CGTGCTGATTTTCATACCTTTTATATTCCAGGCCGAATAGTGCATTCAAACCTGGCTCTAACTCTTTTACGAGTTGGGATCGTGATATAGCCATAATTTATTCTCCTATTCTAGCTTAGTTTTGTAGCTCAATTAGATTAGCAACTACTACTACAGATCTGAAAGCCGCATTTTCATCGTTTTCAGGATCTTCAGCAGATCTTAATAATCTCCATGAAGCTGCATCAGCACTTGTATCTCCGATATCTAGAGTAGCTGAAGACTGACCAGTAGTTGTACTACCAGCTGTCGTATTCATATCATACGTTTCTAAATATCCTGCTTGTGCTACAGCAGCATCTGTTGCTACTACATATTGTTGTTGTGGGTTATCGAATACAAATGCATCGATATCTTCTGAGTTTGCTGGTGTTACTTGTACGTAATGGTTCGCAAATGTAGGCTTTAAAGTTGTAGCCGCATTATAGAATATACCATTTAATACACCAAGAACTGGAGCATCAGTTGTCTGACCTCCAATTATGTAACCAGCACTAGAAGCAACCGCTTCGCCGTGATATACAGTTGTTGCATAACCAGCGTCGATTTTGTATTTGCCCTGACCAGAAGTTGCTGGTGTTGAACCAAGCGCTCCTGCAGCAATCAAACCAAAACCTTGTGTGTTTCTATTTGCCATAGTTATTTTCTCCTTATGTACCTGCCTCGAAAGGCTTCCAGTACGGTTTAATTTAATTCAGTGATTTAAAAATTACTTTTTAGTACCACCGAAGGTTACACGAGACTGCCTCTCAACATTGATTGGCATTCTACTATCTTGCTCCTTCATTAAATCGTTTCTTACAGCTTCATCTCTTTGTTTATGACGGTCTGTCATATACTCTTGTCTTTGCTTCGCGATTTCCTCAGGTACCTTCGCAAGTAGAAGGCCTCCAACTCCAACAACTCCCTTGTATTTACCGTCTTCAACGGTTGGATAATCAGATGCATTTTCAACTTCTTCAGATCTTACTAATTCATATCCTTCTCTTAAACGTCCAGATATATTTTTCGTATCTTGAAAGCCAACGCTTTCTGCTCTTATCCATCTATACCTGAAACCATCAGGTGCAGGGGGTGCGTCTAGAGCTGACGGATGGACCCAAACTTTTGGCCTTTCATTCTTTGACCTAGTTTGACTCGCACGAGAAGTAGTTTTGTTTTCATTTTCCATACGCTTATGCCTCCTTCGTGAGTTTTAATTGTTTTGCGTAGTCTTCGAGTGGCACTCCTAATTTTTTAGCTATTGCTACTTGAGAAGAAGTGAGTCTTACAGTTTTGCGTCCAGGTTTTACGCTTCTTGAAGCAGATGCAACCGTTTGCACGGGAGCGGACGTTTTCTCTTCTGTAGTATTACCAAATCTGGTAGGAAAGTCAACTTTCATTCTTCGGTTTATTTCTCGATAATAATCCTCTGAATTTGTATCATATCCTTCGCTTTCCAAATCTTCGTGGTGAGCCATAGCTGTATTAGTCATAGGTCTATTAGTTCCAAACCATGAGTTTTCAGCAGCCCAGGCTTCCGCTTTTGGATCTGGTGTTGGTCTACTTTCAGGCGAGTTCTGTACAATGTTTCCACTGTCAGCAGGTTGTGCAGTTGGTTCTGCAACAAACTGTTGTTTACTTTGTTTCGCTTGTTTAATCCTAGCATTCTCAAAAGAGAGTTCTGCTATTCTTTTATTAGCTGAAATTTGAGCTTTTGCGTCTTGTGTTTCGATAGCTGCTGCAAGTTCTCGCTCTGCAGATTCTAATCCAGCACTGACATTTTGTTCAAATTTTTCTAAATAGTCTAAGTCTGTTTTTTGAAAACGAGATTGATCTTGTTTTCTTTTTTCTTCAACTGACTTAGCATAATCTAGTGCAGCTTGTTCTCTACGTTCTGCTTCTCTCATCTTACGAGTAAGTTTAGCAATACGTGATTGAACACCTTTACTATAGTCTTCTAGTTTATCGTCTTCTTTTATTTCTTCTTGTTTCGTTGTTTCTTGTTCTTGATTGTTCGTATCTTCTCGAACATCCAACTGCTCATTAGATTTCTCAGATGAATCATTGGACTCAGCACTGTTTTCAACTGTTTCATTTACTACCTCGATTTCGTTTTCTTGTTTTTCCTCATGCAAATCAATGTCTGCACCAGGGCCTGATGTATCGATATCAACAGTTTTATTTTCTTTGTCTGGCATAGTTACTCCTTCCTATGATTAAAACTCATGCAAGATGTCCTCTGGACTATCAATTGTTGCTAAAACTTCGTCGTCGTTTAGCAGACGCATTTCTCCACCTTCGATCTTGATTCGGCTACCTGCATAACGTGCAAACATAACCCAATCTTTGACCTTGCACCACGGACCTTCAGGATATCTTTCTTTATCCTTATAACATTGTGGGCCCATAGCTAAAACTAAACCAACTTGAGATGCAACTTGTTGCCTCTCTAAAGTTGTTTCAGCTAATACTAATCCACCTTTAGTTTTTTCTTTCATTTTGAAAGGTAAAACTATCATCCTCCACCCAGTAGGCTTTGGTAAGCTAGGTTCTTTCTCTTCTTTTTTCTCTGATTTTTTTACACCAATAAGATTATTGTTCGGTGTTAATATCGACGACTGTTCCTTCATTTTGCTCCTTATCGTTTAGCAGGTTAGAGATTTCCTGACGCACTGATTCCAATGCATTGATTTGTCCTATTATATACTTGTAATTTTCCATACTGTCAACCCCTCCAGATGTTATGGATATTGACAACTGTTCTATTCTTGAATCTAAAAATCTTAATGTCTTATTTATTACTGTTTCTAATTGCATTATTTCTTTGCTACCTTTCCTGTGTTTTCACCTTTTTTAATAACATAGTCTTGAGTACCGTTGGCACCTGAATTTACTTCTTTTTTTAGTTGTTTAAAAAGGTTCATTTGTTTTTTATCTTTTTCTTTCTGTTTAGAATATTGTTCTAAAGATTTTGTGTCTCTCACTAACAATTCCACTTTCTAAGTGATTTAGATAATCTATCATCTCCAGTGTTATTACTAGCCTTTTGTCTCTTACGCATCCCCTTCATACGGGCGCAGAATGACTTACGTCTTTTTGCAGCCTTAGATCCTTTTTTTAATTTTGATGGTTTTGTTGTAACAGCTGTTTTTAATTTAGAACCAGGGTTTGCTGCTTTATACGAATCAACTCCTTTTTGATTTAAGCCACCAGACTCTGACTTACCTTCTTTTCTAGTCCACGCTGGACTACCACCTTTTTTAAAATCTTGTCTCATGCAAATGTTTTTACGTTGGTTGGTTTACCGCCAGGATTCCCAGCTGCTCGTTTTCGTTTGACAGCGCTCGCCTTTTGTCCGCTTGACATCTGTGTGGCTTTTGCTAGTGGAACGCATTTTGGATATTTCCTCTTTGATCCTTTGCTTCTCCCGCAAGGTTGATACTTGCCGTTCTTCTTCGGTGCTCCGATATCGACCCATTTTTCCGATACCCATTTTCTTAACCCACCTTTTGAAAAGTGAGTACGCATTACGAATTATTTCCGTAAGCTCTTCCTCTACCTTTAGTGGTCATCTTACAAACTGAACCATCTTTGTAAGCTGCTCTTCCACCTGTTTTCATTGGTTTTGGAGTTTTACCAGGATTTAATCTTTCGTTATTTAATTTACGTTCTGCTCTTTTAGCATTTTCTCTTACTATTTTTATAGCAGAGGCTGCTGTTCCTACAGGAGTTAAATTTTTTAAAAGTCCTAAAGCTTTTTTAATAACTTTTTTTGGTTTAATAGAATTAGATGTTTTAGTTTCTATTTTTTCTTCTCTTCTAGAAGGTTGGACTTTAGGTTCAATTTTTTTAAGAGGATGTCTAAGACCTGTTTCTTTGTTAGGATCTCCAAGTGGATGTCTAAGACCTGTTTCTTTTTTAAGTTTTTTTTTTAAAAATTCATCTCTATCAGAGCTCATTATACTTGTCCTCCTTTTACGTATTTCATTCTAGTCATATCCATCATTCCACCACCCATAGCTTTTTTTCTTTTCTTCTTGCCACCTGGTGTAACTTTACCTGAACATACGGCTGAACCATACATGTTAGCATATGCTGAAGGATATACTTTGAATTTTCTTTTAGCGGCTGCTTTGCCTTTTGCACAAAGTTTAGCCATTAATCTTTTTTATTTGTTTTAGCTATTATTTTTCTAGCTATTGTTAAAGGACTAAATCCTTTTAAAAATTTATTTGTTTTTGGAGTTTTATCAAAAGAAAGTTCTTTCTTAGGATTTTTTGATATTTTTTTTATTACATCTGTTTTTTTGCTTACACCAAATGCACCCTCTTTTTTGTTTTTTACTTTATTATCATATTTTTTATTCTCTACTTTACCACCATCTTGCATGAAACCCATTTTGTTTCTAACTTCAGTAGGTAATTTTTTTAAACCTTTGTTTTTAGTTGGAACTTGTTTTAAAGCTGAACCACCATCACTAAATTTTTTCTTGCCTTTTTTATTCATCTCCATAATTTTTTTAATTCCAGGATAATCTTTTGCTTTTCCTACACCTACACTTATACTAATTATTTTTGATTCTGATTTTTTGGATTTTCCACCATCCTTATACATAGGTCTTTGCATCATTCCGCCACCCATCATTTTTTTTCTCATTATTTTTTTCCTCCTTTAAATATTTGTGTTCCTTTTATACCATAAATACTTGCTACTACAAGTATCCAAAGATTTGTGAACCATTTTGGAAGCTCTGAGAACATATCAAAAAACAATTTTACCTTGTCCATTGCTGTTGGATCATCACTTACGACTGCCCAGGCCAAAATTGCTATGGGCAAACTTAAAATTATCAAAACTGCCTCGTCTTTCCAGTCTGATTGACGTGCTTCTAATAATTTACCTTGGTAAGCTTCTTTACCTTCAGCCATTCTAGATGCATGCATCAATTGTGCATCAGACATAGCTATTTTAGTCTTCTGTTTGTTAGCGTAAATTTTACTACCAGCAGAGACGGCTAATTTAATTGCCGAAAACCACATATTAGTACCAAGTAGCTATTTTTTTCTTATCAGATAGCATTCTTTTAGTTCCTCTAACTTTTTCCTTGTCTCCTGTAGGAATATAGTTGAAGGCACTATTAGCAGTAGTCTTAGATCTTGGATCTATCTCCACATTTTGTTCTGGAACTGCCATCTGTTTTGCTTTTTTATAGTTCATCATAATTTTTTACCTTTTGTTAACTTAATATACCATTATTAATTGTCAATAACAGACATTTGTTTTACACCCGATTTAGCAAGTGATACTTTAGCTCTTAATTCAGCTAAATCTTCGTTTTGATCCATCTTATCTTCAGCTAAATCTCTAGATTGTAGCAATCTTGCTCTTGCAAGTTCTTGTTGAGCTTCATCATCTTGTTTTTTACGTTCATTTTCCATAGCACGTAGATCAACTTCACGTGATTTTAGTTTTAGTAGAGGATCTGAATCAAATTGTGAAGTGATTTTGTTTTCTTCCTTCATAAAATCTTCAGTCATTTCTGCAATCAATACTGCTTTTCTAGATTCTATAGTGTTTGTTATCTGTTGAAGCATTTGTGCTGCTTGTGGGTTGGTAGGTGCCTGTTGTTGAAGCATTTGCATCTGCATCATCTGCTCTCTGAACTCTATTTGTACTTGTTCTTGGGCCATGATTGATATGTGTTCAAAAATGTTTTTTTGAATAGATGCCATTATAGCGGGATTGTTCTTAACCATGTTTGTTGACATAAAATTTAAGTGAGCTGTGATGTGCGCTCTGTGATCTTGACCAGGGAAAGCTTGAAAAGGTTTTGAACTTAATGCATTAATATGCTCGATACTTGGATCAAGGGGTTCAACTTGAGCGGGAGGGGGTAATATTTGATTAACATCTTTTACTCCTATTGCTTCATACATTTTTCTATATGCATTATAAAGATTATGTATCTGCGGATTCGATTGTGCTAGTTGTAATTCTGTTTGTGCCATCGTAATTCTTTGTGACTGAGAAAATATATTAGGATCAGCTACAGGGATGATGTCAATTCTATCATCAAAATCTACTTGCTTAATTGTTCTAGCTCCTCCAACCACGTCATATGGATATTCTGGTGGTAAATATTGAGCAATTATTTTACCTAAAAATCTAAATTCTTTTTTCATTGCAGCGTATAATCTTTTATGGATTGCACTCATGACTCTTGAACCACGTTCAAGAAGAGCAATAGTAGTACCAACGGCTGCGCCTTGATTTCCATCTCCAACTTGCATATCGGCAATAGATGCAAATCTTTGGCCTGCTCCCACAACAGTTCCCATTAATGACAATAATGTCTGAGAAGGTTCCTTATAAGGTAATGGAAAAAATGCATCTCTTAAATTTCCACCTGGTGCATCTACATCTTTAAACTCACCTGGTTGAATTGGAGATGCTTCGTCTCTAACTCTTACTCCACGTTGTTTGAATCCAGCTGGCAGATTAGATAACGTTCCCGCATCTAGTAACTGCCTTAAAGCCGCGGTCGCTGTTCTAGACAGTCCACCTATCATGTGGATTAAACCGAAACCATAAAAACCTAAACCTGGTAAAAATTTGAAATGTACAAAATATTGTATTTTATTTCTCTTAGGATCTTCTGGTGCATAATTTCTTTTAATAGATAAAATTTTTCTTGAAGCTTCTTCAACCGTTACAATGTACGGAAGTTTAATTCCTGTGGGCTCACCATTCTCATCCATGTCTTCAAAACCTTCAAGGTCTAAATTAACATGACATTCTAAAACATTGTATATTGATTCTTGTTTACCAGTTTTTTTAGTTCCAGAAATTTCTCTTTCCTTTTTAGTCAACTCGTCATTGTTATCAACACCTGGCGGACCTAATTCTACATCGGCATAGAAACCGTTGACTTGTTGTTTTCTTAAATCGTTTTCAGAAATTTTTAAAGAGTGGATGATTGATTCCGCTTCGTCTAATGAGGTAGCCGTGTACGGAACAATCAAATCCTCAGCAGGGATAAATTTACTCACTGCTCTCCCTAATAACTGGTCATAATAAACTTTTTTAAAAGTTGAACCAGCTAATGGTAAATGAAATAACATTTGATCGAACTCAGGTTCGTATTCTTCCATTTGATCCATTAATAAATAATTCATGTAGTCTTTAACTCTTTGAGACTGTTGTTGAACAGGAGGGGAATCTACTCCAATAATATCTGTTCTTACAGGACCTCCTGCAGGTAATAATTCTTTATAGGCTTGTGCTTGAAATTGTGTAACAGCTTCTGCAAGAACTGGGTGAGTTGCACCACTTGCTCCTTGAAAAGGTTCTGTTCTGTTTTCGTATTTAAAACCTAAAAGATCAAGACCTTGAATATAAGATTGTTCCCAATCTTTTCTAGATGTTTTATAGTCCATGTAATCATCGACCATTTCATTTCCAATCGGTTCTAAAATATCTTCAGGTAAAATGTCAGCTAGATTATCAAAATGAGATTCTGTTCCTGGTATGTTAATTGCTCCAGGTGCAAAATCAATTGTTGCACCTCCGTCTTCTTCAGCAATAACTTCTACTGGACCTTTTTGTTCTATAACTTCTTCTTCAAAAATTTCTTCTTCAGCTGGTATTTCTACTTCTGTTCTAAGTTCATTAGGAAGGGACTTGTCTATATCTGCCATTTAAAATTTCTCCAGTCTTACTGTTTAACTTGTTTTAAAGGAACTTTCAACCCCTGTGGGTTTGGTCCTGATTTTGGTGGCGGTCCAGATTTCACGCCTCCTGAACCAAGTGGTTTATCAATCATACCACCATCTTTACTGCCTTCTCTCATTTGTCTCAAAGCTTCACTTACCGCAGAGTCCAAAGACATGTCTATTCTTAAATCTTTTACAATGGCATTAAATTTTTGTTGGGTTGCTTTGTCAGCATTGGCCATGTATTTCTTACCGTAGTCCATTAATAATAATTCCTTTTCTTCTGTTCGACAACTTCATCCACATAGTCTTCTGGATGTTCAATTAATCCACCTTGTCTAAATCTCATGATCGCTTGTGTAGTGGAGTCGACCAAGTCATCATGATCCCCGAACGGAAAGGCTGCACATTCTTCAATGACTTCCTCTGCAAACTTTTGTTTAGGAGCCCATACCATACCAGATTCAAACAAAGGTGCAACAGCATTTACACGGGCATGTTTATCATTTCCACGTGAAGGAGTAAAGTTCATTACTGGAATATCCATTTTCCTTAATTCATAGGTCAGGGGCAATCCAGAAGCTTTCGCCTCAATGATCACTGTTTCAGGGTTCCAGTATCTATATTGTTCAAGAGCCAAGCGCCGTAGTTCAGGAAACTCGTATCTTCCTTTGATTGCATCAAGTAATATTAGATTGGCTCCTGAATCTTGGTCAGGATAAAATACACCCCAAGTAGTAATAGCACTGTAATCGGCTGTCTCCTTTTTCAAGAATGCTGTATCATAAGATTGTATGATATGATAAATAGTTGGGATGTCATCTCCTTCATAAGGTCTCCACCATTCACGTTTAAGAATCGCACCTTCCTCACTAGTTGGTTGTTGCATCCATTGTGCGTTCCATTTAGCAACAGGAAGGGCTGCTTTTACTTTTTCTAATTCATCTATCTTCCAATACTGGGGCCAAACAGGTTTAGGATCTGATTCATGGTCCAAGATTGCTGGAAACTCAACCACGTGCCACTTGTCTGCCTTAGTTTCTTTTGAACTAGCAATCAAGGCTCCTGTTAAATCTCTAGTAGACCAACGTGTCATAACCAAAATAATTTTACCACCAGGTTGAAGACGTTGACGTGGTCCTGACGTGTACCATTCATAAGCTTTGTCTAAAGATACTTTGGACATTGCATCTTGCTCCGAGTGTGGGTCATCAATAATAAGTAAGTCCGCACCACGGCCCGTGATTGCACCACCAACACCAGCTGCAAAATATTCACCACCTTGAGATGTTTCCCATCTTCCTGCCGCCTGACTATCTTCACTAAGTGTTGTGTCAAAAATTTTTCTATAATCCTCACTATCAATTAAGTTTTTTGCTTTACGACCAAATCTTATTGCTAGTTCTGCCGTGTGTGTTGCTTGAATGATCTTGAGCTTTGGCTCACGGCCCACCATCCACGCTGGCAGGAGATAAGATGCAAATTCTGATTTAGTGTGTCTGGGTGGCATGTTGATAATTAATCTATTTATTTCGCCCGTGGCTAATTCATTAAATTTTTTTGCAATGTGCCTGTGGTGGGACCCCTCTATAAAATCTGGCCAAACACATTTGACAAAAGAAAGGAAGTCATCTTTAGCTTTATTCCGTATCTTTTTTTCAGCATGTAATACTCGAAGTTGCTTAAATGTTTTTCGAATATCTGCAGGTAGCTTATCTATATCTATATTATTCAAGTCCATAAAAAATTTTTTTAAAAATTTTTTTGCATCATTTTTGATGTTAAATAAGTTTTTTACAGCCTATGACAATATAAATCAAGCATATATATACATACATTAGGATCCCTATCTACGCTAAAAGGGGGGTGGGGGGCTTCGCACTTTCATTTTTAGGTGTCGAGTTGGTACCTCTATTAAGATACACGCGCCACGATACATGGCTCACGGATATAAAAAAAACGCGCCCTTGAAATAAGGGCGCGTTGTCATTGGTTGGTTCTGGAATTATATAAGTTCTATTTTTTTAATGCCTCGACCATTTTTATAGGGGATGACTTTATAAGGGGTCGGACTTTCAAGCCCCGTTTTAATTGCTGATTGAATAAAGGCTTTCCAATTGATAGCCCTTAAATGATGCGCGGGGTTTTTTTCTTTATTCACTATTTACCGTCCTTGTAATAATTATCTAAATTAGGCGCGATCATTAGGGACATATCGCAATCATTACAAACATAGCCCGAATTATCCCAAAGCAACGCGCCTAGATAATCTAGTTTTTTATCACAACTAGCGCAATTGCCGTAGTCAATGATATCTTCATTTTTTTCTTTATTCATATTGTCCTTTGTTCATTGTTAATTTATTTTCAATAATTTGAAAATATACCTTGATTAATAAACTAATTTAAAATACTAATCAAGGATAATAAACTAAAATAAAGGACAATAAAAATGACTAAATATAATGGATGGTCTAATTATGAAACATGGAATTTCAAATTATGGTTAGACAATGAATATGACGTGCATAATTACATCATTGATGAGATTAAAAAAATTAAGGCTATTGGCTATGAAGCCGAGGCTTATGAGGTGTCTAATTTTTTAAGTCGATATATTGGTGACAATGCGCCTAATTTAAATATATCAACTAGAAGTCAATCGAAATATGGTTCAATGTGTGATAAAAACGGTTTTTATCAAGATATCTTAAACACGGGTTTAAGGTGTATCAATACTTATGAAGTCGCCGAAAGTTATCTCGAAGACCTCAAGGAAGATGAGCCTAAAAAAATGGACGCTTTCGACCAAATCGATCATTTAGAAAAAA